AGGAATCAATTACGGAGAAGATTAACATGAAATAGCTAACCATTTGTACAATAGGTTGACCAGCTACTACTGCCTAAAGGGTGGTGAACATGCCAGACGGAACTAGATACAAATGTTATGGGGGACATGCTGAGCGTGGATAAGCTCAGAGCTACGCATTCAGCCTGTCCCTTGCTATTAGTATTGGAGCATGGAGGCGAAGGTACGTTTTGTCAGGGTGATGAGGACTTCCTGCGTTACAGGAAACAGTTGCCCTGACTTCTCTTTTATGGTACAATATTAATTAAAATCTAGGGGGAATATGATAATAAGAGTATATGAAACAGGGACTTTAAACACGGAGACAGTAGGAGATATGCTATATAACGCAGATAGCCAAGCCAACTTTCATCCAGAATCTCGCTGGATAGTTTCATCAAAATTTGCAACAGAACAAGGCCCAAATAAACGCCTCTACAGGGAGTTCTTTATCAAGTGGATTGGTCGTGAGTCAGTCATTATGTGGCTGGTAAGCAACCAAATCTTCTTTGAAATTATTTCCTATGATATTCTTCAAGAGGAGGAGGAGGCAATTGAACAGTCCTTTGCTGTCAGACACTTTACAGAGAAACAGGAACACTTGAACTGATGATACACTCTGATATCAAACTGAGTCATTCAAGTTCTATAAATTTCTGTCCAAAACAGTTGTGGTACAAGAAGGTACGGAAGGAGAAGTTCCAACATAATTTCTACACAGGTGCAGGAACGATTGTTGATGCTGGTTACGAGGCAGGACTCAAGAATATAATGACAGGCGTGGAGGGATGCAACATCCGTAAGAGTATGGAGGAATCTCTCAGCAAGATGAGTGACAAAATGGGTTACGATGACTATGCCAAACTGGTAGAGTCTCTGGACAAACATGTATTATGTGTTGAGGGTTACATGGGGTGGATAGACTACAAACCATTGGAAACACAGCACTTCTTTAAGATTACATTTGACGGACATACCAGACTTACAACAGGGTACATGGACATTCTTGCCGAGAGGCAGAATTTACCCCTCATCATAGATGTGAAGCGACAGTCGAAGCCTATCAAAAAGGCGAAGCCTGACTGGATCATGCAGGGTGCACTCTATGCACTTGCTATAATGAAGCTGAGGAACCTGAAGGAGATACCAGCCTTTGAGAACCATCTCATCATTCCAGACCAGTCACCTGTGTTTCTTGTCACAGAATTAACTCCTGAACATTTATATATGGCATACAAATTGCTTACTGAATTGAATGAAAGGATTGACAATGATTACTGGCCTCTTAACCGTAGCCATCCGTTCTGTTCACCCATGTGGTGTGCTGTCTTTGACAAGTGTCACTACGAGAACTTCATTGCAGTGGATGAACTCCTATCTAAGATACAATGAGAGACCCAAGGCTGTATAACAGACTTAGAATAGTAGAAAAACATCTTGACCTAGCCCTAGATCAACTCAGGGAAGAAAACTATGACGGAACAAAGAACCTCATCTACAACTGCCTATCTACAGTTGGGCAACTCCAAGAAATCTTGGAATACGAAGAACAAAAAGCGTTTCGGGAATTACGGGAACTCAGAAGAAGAGAAGGCGAGGAACAAGAGAAATAAACAGGTTATGGCAAGGTTCAATGAACTTGGCTATAAGAAGGGAGACAACGGTAACCTTCCTTGTTTTTGCGGGAAGCTGGACGAAGACACCGCATGGTGGATGTCCAACTGCAAGAGCAGAACTAATCACCTATTCTGCCCAAGATGTACGGAGCGAGTATTTGAGCCAGAAATTAAGGAGACACTAGCTAAGCTGCTAGACCACTGGAAAAAATACAAGATGCGTATGTGGAAGGAGGAAGGGGTATCAATCAATCAACTATTAAGCAAAGGTAAAGATGCTTGAAAAATACAAGAGGCAGGTTGTGAGAAAGCCAGAGAAGTTAGTAGTCGAGGGGGAAGCAGGGGCAGGTAAGACAACCTTTGCATGTGCATCCCATACCAAGAAGGAACAAATATTTGTTTTCAACGCAGATGATGGTGGTGAGAACGTCTTCCATAAGACAGGGATTGACCTGATCCATGACTGCATTCCTACAGGTGATGTGAAAGAGAATGCAGAGAAGTGGGATCAGATGATGGCTACCCTACGTGAACTGGCTGGTCAGAAGTCAGGTATAAAGAGGATTGTTATAGACTCTGTAGATAAGGTGGAAATCCTTGCACAAGCTAAAACGTGTTCACTTCACAAAATTGCCCACATCGAGGACATGGGTTATGGTAAGGGCTACAGTTATTCTCGTGGCGAAATGGCTAAATTACTGAGTGGTCTCAATTACTTACGAGATACTCAGAGCATTCAACCAATTCTGGTCTGCCACACGCAGGTCAGGACAATCAACAAACCTACGATGGAGCCGTATGATTCCTTCGTATTAAAACTTCACCGCTCTCTGTGTGGTGATATAATGGAGTGGGCAGATGTAATTTTATTTGTCGCTTTTGAAACCGTTGTCAAGAAAATTGACAGTGGATTTAACAGGAAGGATAGCAGGGCAATCCAGTCAGGCAAACGCTTCCTGTACACAAGTGGTTCTATGGGCGTGGATGCCAAGAACCGATTTGATTTACCAGCCGAAATTTCAGCAGACTGGAATGAGTACCAGAAGTTAATCAATAACTTTTGGGATGGCTCTTCAACTAACGAAGTGATAGATAAACAAACGAAAGGATAGTATGGGAAACGTAGGATTAAATGACAGTGAGTATGAGGGAGATTCCTCTTACTCCATTGAAAACGTACAGAATACTTTGGAAGAGGAGTATGAAAAAGTAAAGGTGGAGGTACCTTCAGGTCTCTATGTGTGTCAGATAAAGGAACCCATGTGGAGGAACAAGCAGGGTAACTTGTATACTGATAGTTCAGACCATCAGAAGGTATTGATTCCTCTTGAAATCTCAGAGGGCGAGTTCAACACTGAGTGGCTTTGGGAGGCTGTCTATGTAAACAACAAGGACAGCGACATTGGGAAGATGAAGGACGGCATGGGTAAACGCAAGGTCGCACGACTGGCTAATGCTGTAGGACTCAAGACCCTCAACTCATTGGATGAGTTAGTTGGTCAGTTCGTTAAGGTAGATTATGGGTTAAATAAGAGGGGGTACACTGAAATTAAAGAGGTATCTTCTTTTTCTGGAAATGGAGTTCCAATACCTCCACCCTCATCTAAAGAGGCAACTGGCGAGGGACTCCCCTTTTAGGGGAATCAGTTCCTCAACAAGGCGGTTGGGTTTCTCTCCTGTTACCTGACCGCCGCTACACAGGAAAGCAAATGTATTATTGGACAGTAACTGGTACCATAGAAAATATAAAAGTAGTACCCATCATTCTGACGATAGGGCCAATTAATGATGCACGTAAAAGACATGAGGCAAGAATGGCAAGGGCTAAAAAAAATCGGACTATAGGACAGTCCGACAATAATCCGAAATAGATAAAATTATGTATAGACCACTACCAGAAGCAGTAGTTGTAAAGGAGTCACCAGTTCATGGGTACGGACTATTTGCTACTATCAATATCCCATACGGAACAGATTTAGGAGTCTCTCACATATTTGCAGTAGGGTTTAAGAATAACTATATTCGTACACCACTAGGTGGTTTTATTAATCATAGCGACACACCTAACTGCTATAAAGTAAAGAGTCATGATGATTCCAGTCTTACCTACTACCTTCTTCAGACTATAAAAGATATTAAGAAAGGTGAGGAACTAACAGTTACTTATACTTTGGTAAAGAAGTTATTCAAGGTTGCTAAGATGGCATCATGTCCTGAAGTAGATGACAACACACTAAGGGATGAATTGGATACATGGAAACAAAATGATTGAACTTTTCCTTTGGAAATATAGCATACACATTATTATTACATGGGTAATCGTAGGACATTGGGGTCAACCGCATGGGTTTTGACTTGAGGTCACAAATTGAGACATCAAGTTGGCAATTTTACTCAGAGCAGTGATACCCTTGGGTGACCCTTGGGTGACCCTTGGTATACATGAGGTATATAGGAGAAATATATGTATGATAGATTTAGTTTAGAGGAAGAACTCCATAAGGTAATGTGGAGTACTGTAGATGATTTGGATACCATCCTTTATAGAATGATGGATGCTCCTGAATCACCATCAGAAGATGAAATAATAAATATGATTTCTGGCCTTCGGGAACTCCATTCAGCTAGAAGTTTAAAACTTTGGGATATCTTTGAGACTATGGTTAAAGATGATTGTTTTATTTCTGAGGAAAGAAACCGTTTCCTTGAAGCTGAAAAGGTTCCATCAGATTTAGACAAAGACAGTTGAATTATCATTCTGCAATCCTGCCGTGGCCTGTCTCTGTCAACTCCCTCTATAGGATGCGGGGAAAAAGAGTCTATATCACCGCAAAAGGTAAGGCGTTTAAGATGGCATGTGGCATTATATTTGCAGGTACGAAGATGGAGTACGAGACAGAGAGAGTCTGGCTTGACATAGAGGTATACCCACCAGACAACAGGAAGAGGGATATATCCAACCTAATTAAGATAGTGGAAGATGCGCTACCGTGGTTCAGAGACGACTCACAGGTAGATAAAATTAATATAATCCGATGTGAAAAAGACCATCGAAAGAAGGGGTACATCATAGTAAAATGTGGGGCAATCAATGGAACAGAAAAGTTATCAATACAATGACGGGAATGGAAGACTGTTATATACAGTAGTAAAATTTCCTAACAAGGAATTTCGTAGATTAAGAATAGATATTACAGGCAAGGAAGTCTGGAACTGGGACGGCATAAAGCAAGTCCCTTACAGATGGCCTGACATTAAGGATCATCGTGCAGTTATATTTGTTGAAGGCGAGAAGGATGTAGATAATCTCCATGACATAGAACTTGTAGCTACAACCATAGCAGGAGGTAGCAATGCGTGGTCACCCCTCCTAAAGAAGCAGTCAGACTTTCCAGAAAAATATTTCGGCGGGTTTGACCAAGCCTTTATTATTCCAGACAATGATGAGTCAGGAAAGAAGTTTGCACAGGAAACAGGTGAGAACATACGTGAGTATGTACCTAAAGTCTGGATAGTAAATTTACCCAACCTAAATAAGGGTGGTGATGTTAGCGACTACCTATCTAAAATTCCTAAAATAAAACAAAAGGACTCCCTACTTTCTACAATTGAAGAAGTAAAGACCCCCTTCTTTGTAAAGTCATCTCAGTCAGACCTCAGCAAGACATGGGACTTTGACAACCTCAATGTAGATGAGTTCCTTACCGAATCAGAACGATCTGAGTCACTTAATGACATAAAAGAGGTACATCAGAAGATAATTTCTCAGCTCAAGGGGGTTTCATGGTCAGGCACTACTGCCAATGCGATTTGCCCTACGCATGAAGACCGGAAACCCTCCTTGAGCGTTACCCTTGAAGCAGACAAGATTCTGATACGTTGTCATTCAGGCTGTGACATACGTGTTATCTGTGAATCTCTAGGCATAAAGGTAAGTGAATTATTTATAAAGCGTTCAGTCGAACTGAGGCACCATCAGAAGACACATGTAGTTCTTCCCAAGCCGGAGGACATGAAGGCTATCTGCTCCTCACTCCTGAAACACTCGGAGCCGGAGGAGTTTAATGATACACACATCCCACCTATCCTACGAGATCATGTGCGAGAGGCATGTGAACTCACGGAGGCAAGTCCTGCGATCATCTACGGAACTGCCCTCTCCTGCCTTGGTGCACACGCTGGAGTTAAGCTAACTATCCAGCCTCCTAACTACTTCATACCCCTATACGGTAACCTGTGGTGTCTCTCCATTTCAGAGAGTGGATCATTCAAGACTACGGCACTGAACGCAGGGTCAGCCCGACTTAGGGACAGGGAACAGAAGATCATCTATGAGATAAAGGACATTGAGACGAGGATCGCCTCCCTCCGTGGTGATGGGGCACAAGACGGAAATGATGAACTAATGGAATCAGTCAATGAGCTTGAACGGTACAAGTCAATACGGAAGATACTACCCAACAAGGCATCGTGGGAAGCCTGTATTGACAGGATTGATGAGACAGGCGGTGGCGTGTGGTTGCTCTCTGAGTTTGGAGCATGGCTGGCTACGCTGGAGACTGTACATAACAGGGGATTCAGACAACATCTAACAGAACTATATGATGTTCCAATCTATTTTGAGGATGTTACAAGGACAAGGGGCAGTAAGATACTGCGTACCCCTTTTGTGGCTGTTTCAGGAGTGTCCACACTTGAGTTCCTGCAGGGTTTGTTAGGTAAGGATGATGCAGGTTCAGGGTTCTTGGCACGGTTTTTGCTTTTTAAACCCCCAGTAACAAATAAGGTACCGTATGCATTGCCGAGGAAGAATACGAAGATACAGGAACTGCATTCGTACAGATTATTGTCTGAAATATACAATCAACTCGACAATATCTCCGTTCCGTTAGAATATAGTTTATCCGTTCAGGCAAAGAAACTTTTTGAGGACTATCACAACGACATGTTCTCTAGGTTTCAAGACAGTAATGATGGTACTAAATCAATACTAGACCCTTTTCTAAAGAGGTGGTCTCCCAGCGTATTGAAGTCTGCAATCCTTTTCCAGTACCTTTTAGATAGTGAGTCCCAGATCATAGATGAATCATCCATTATGGCAGGGATTTCTTTATCCTTGTACGCAGAGAAGTGTACTAGGTACCTGTTTGAAAGGGAATTAGGCGAGAGTGTACATCAGAATAAACAGAGGAAGATCATTGAATACTTAGCTAACAGGGGAGGCACAGTCCCAAGACAAAGAATCTTAGCTTCTAAGATACTTGATGGAGGACATAACGAATACGATTACGTACTCACTTCCCTTGAACAAGCAGGTAAGTTGTTTATGGAAAGGACAGATGGAAAGGTTGTGGCAAATTCAAAAATAATTTTAACAGAGAACAATAAATGATAACACTCCCCACGCAATATCAGCAGTTCATTCATCTCTCACGTTACTCAAGATGGAACTATGAAGAGAAGAGAAGAGAGACATGGGAAGAAACTGTAGACAGATATTTCCGTTTCTTTAAGGAACACCTGTCAGATAACTACAGCTACAAGTTTAAGGATCAAGACATAAACGAATTAAGGGGTGCTATACTCAATCTTGATATCATGCCATCCATGCGATGTCTTATGACCGCAGGGCCAGCCCTGAAGAAGGAGAACGTAGCAGGATACAACTGTGCGTATATACACGTTGACAACATCCGCTCCTTTGACGAAATACTGTATGTCCTTATGAATGGTACAGGGATAGGCTTCTCTGTCGAGAGACGGTACACAGAGCAACTGCCATATATTCCACATGAGCTACACGATACCGACACAACCATTATTGTTGCTGACTCAAAGTTAGGATGGGCAAGGGCATTCAAGGAACTGGTAGCACTCATCTACTCTGGACACATACCCAAGTGGGACTTATCCAATATCAGGGAAGCAGGATCAATACTCAAGACCTTTGGCGGTAGAGCTAGTGGCCCTGAGCCATTAGAGAATCTCTTTAAGTTTACTATTAAGACTGCACAGGAGGCGAAGGGCCGAAAACTAAAGTCCATAGAGTGCCATGACATAGTCTGTAAAGTAGCAGAGGTAGTGGTAGTAGGTGGCGTAAGACGGTCAGCCCTACTGAGTCTAAGTGATATAGATGATGATGAGATGCGCTATGCCAAGTCAGGAGCGTGGTCACATGAGAATCCGCAGAGGGCATTAGCAAACAATTCAGCCAATTACCATGACGAACCTCCCACAGGTACGTTCCTCCGTGAGTGGACTGCCCTGTATGATAGTAAGAGCGGTGAGCGAGGTATCTTTTCTTCAAAGGCATCTGCATTACAGGCCCAAAAAAACTCTGACAGGCTAGTCAATCAAGAATTATATTCTTTCGGTACTAACCCTTGCTCCGAAATAATATTGCGCTCAAGGGAATTCTGTAACCTTTCTGAGGTAGTCATACGATCTGAGGATACAATGACAGCCATAGGTAAGAAGGTAAAATTAGCTACCATGTTAGGTACAATCCAGTCTACACTGACTAATTTTAAGTATCTTTCAAGAGAGTGGCGTAAAAACTGTGATGAAGAGCGACTTTTGGGCGTAAGTTTGACAGGTATCATGGATAATTCACGTACAGCCAATCCCAAACCTGAAAGTCTACAGTACCTTAGAGAAATAGCTGTGAACGAAAATAAGGCACTTGCACAAGAAATAGGCATAAATCCAAGTGCATCCATTACCTGTGTAAAACCATCAGGAACAGTATCACAATTAGTAGACAGCGCAAGTGGTATTCATTCACGCCACTCACCGTACTACATAAGACGAGTACGCATGGATGCTAAAGACCCAATGACTACCTTCATGCAGGACTTAGAGTGGGTATGGGAACCAGACATCACTAAACCTAATGAAACCATAGTATTCTCATTCCCTGTTAAGAGTCCAAAGGGTAGTATCACAAGGGATAAGCGATCTGCTATCCAACAGCTTGAGGTTTGGAAACTGTACCAAGAGCATTGGTGCCAACACAAACCATCAATCACTATTACGGTTAAGGAGGAGGAGTGGATGGAGGTAGGATCATGGGTCTTCAATAACTTTAAGACCATGTCAGGTGTATCATTCCTACCACACACCGACCACACGTACAAACAGGCACCATACGAAGACTGTGACAAGAAAACATTTAATGAATTAAACAATATGATCTGCGAAGCAGACTGGTCTACATTAACTCAGTACGAGGAGGAAGACTACACTGTTGCCAGTCAGGAACTGGCATGTTCCGCAGGATTTTGCGAGGTATTATGAGAACAAAGAGATCATTAAATCCGTTTGCAATAGTAAAGAAGAAGAGAAAGGAGAGACTCAAGAAGTTGTCAATAGACAGGTCAGACTTCGGGAAGGAGATAAGGAAGTTTTCCAGAAATAAGGGTAAGATACAGGTACTACAAAATGAAATTCAATGGGAAATGTTCCCATTCAGAAACAGTTCAGAATGGCATGAAAAAGAAAAAGGAATCCTTGACTACGAAGAAAGTCGTAGACCTCTTGGAGAGAAGAAGCCAAAGAATGAGTGATAGGGAACTGTTATGCCTCCTTGTTAAAGAGACTACACTCCTGTCAGACAGGATCAGCCAGCTCTCAATCTCTTTAAGTCTCTCAAAAACTTCTCCCTTACCTTGAGTTTTTGAGCCTTTGTCCTCTTCAGGGACTTGGGTAATGGTTTCTTTACTCTCTCCTTTAGTTTTTTTATGAGCTTATTCAGCTTGTCTGCATTCTCCTGTACATGTTCCTGTAACTCTTTCTTACTCAGCCCCTTAAACACACCATCCCTGTAGTCATGGGAAACTTTTCTCTTGAGTCTCTGAATTTTCTGCATTTCAAAGAATACGTTCTTAGCTCTAGCTTCATGTGGAGCGATAGGCGTGATGTTTATACCAAACATCCTAGTTATAGCCTGAAACATCGTAAATCTAGGCTCCCCCTCTATTGTTACCTTTCCTTCAAAGGCATCCCACAGTCTCCTTACTGCCCCAAATCCTTCACCCGGCCCTGCCGTCAGTCCATGTAACATAGGAGGCATGGTCAGGTTCCACATGTAATGAAACCATGCAGCAGACTTCTCACCCTGAGTTGCAAACTCATCAAATATTTCCCTGTCAGAGAATGGGTCTCTGTTTGTCAGCATCGTTGTGGCAATGTTAAGGATAGGTGCACCTAGCAGACCTACCGAGTGCATTGCATCTGCAGGTTGCCATCCTTCTTCCTTACTTGGATCAAGTTCACGTGCCACTTCTGCGAACATACCCCACGGCTGGAGGTATCCTATATCAACTGGCTGTGCCCTCTGATTCCTGTCAAGCCACGGAAGTGGGATGATAGCCTTTGGGAATAACCAATCTGTTATTGCACCACCAACTGCCTTGTTCTTCAGGTACTTAGGCATTTCATTCAACATGGCATTGTACTCCTCATCATCCACATCCTGCTGATCCTTGAACAGCATAGCTGCTGCCTCCCCAAACAGGAAGTATGGTGCAAACTTCCACGGTCTCTTGATGATTGTCTCTAGCAGTAACGGAGCAACGAAGCTGGGATACGACAGGAACGGTGCACCAAACGCACTCTTCCTCAAGTACTTGACAGACGGCAGTGGGTTACTGTAGTCGAACAGCCACTTCTCTGCTTCCATCGCCGCACGATCATCACTCCAACCCTTCCTCTTTAGGTGTGTGAGCATCATCACCTTACCAAGTGTGTCTATTCCACCATACAGATCAGAGGTTGCCCTCTGTACTCCTCTGAGGGCATTCCTTATGTGCATAAAAACTCCTGCACCCTGCCCCCTGTTTTTCGTTCTGAGGAAGTTATTCTTTATAATCTTGAGTTCAACCTGACTGAATCCACCGGATGTCAGGCCCATCTTGTCAGCCAGTGTAGTTATGCTGTCTACTGTCTCACCCTTCCTCAACTTTAACCGTGTACTTATCTGGTCATTAAGAGCTTCTACAAACAGAAAAGGAACCTTGTGTATAGGGATTGGGCCAAGTGTCATGAATATCAGGTTAGACACAAAGTTCCTTACCCATGACGGAGGATTAGCAGACACCTTCGACCACTTCCAGAACCTGTTATACTGTTCAAATTTCCCACCTGTACCCAAAAGTTTTTCAGCCCAACTAGCAGTGATGAAACCCTTGTCATCTACGTCAAATGAAGACTGTGGAGAACCCCATATGTCTTGAAATATTTCTTTACGGATAGCCATCCCTGAGAGCCTTCCATACTTCCTGCCCTTTGGTACCCTCACGTAGTTCTTAGGGATTACGTTGCCTGTAATCCTCTCACCAGCATCCTTCATCTCGTTAATCAAGTCCTTTACAAGTGCCTCCTTATTCTGGTCTAGGACTAGGTGCTTGTTCACCATATCCTGAATCCTAGCAGCCTCATTAATTAGCCAGTGTCCACTGACCTTCATACCCTCTGTGTCAAACAGTTGTAATTGATTAATCAGTTCTGTATCCTGACCAGCCAACTGCCGCATCATACCTAGTGTGTCAAACTCCACAAGAGTACTTGGCAGTACCCAGCCCCTTCCTTCTTTAAGACCCTCAGTAGCAATGGACTCAAGCCAGTCCATCATAGCCATATCCCTGAGCGGTGTTGTTATTGCCGCAGATGCAAGGAATGCAGGGTCTTTGATCTCACCATATATCAGTTCCCTAATACCTTGAGGTATGTCTTTCCTCTTCTCTAGGTAACTGAGGTCTAACTTAGTATTAGCTCCTCCAGTACTGATCTTTACGAAATCGGAATCTGACAGGAGGTACTTTAGGTACTTCCGTGGGAGGTACTGGTCACCAAACTTATCAAGAGACTCCTGTGTCATCAGACCCCTAAGAACAAGTTCCTTACCAATCTCATTTATCTGTTCCTTAGCCTCCATTGCGGCCTTCCTCTCCCTCTCATCCACTATGGTCATGGAGTCTGCATTAGGAGTAGTGAAGTAGTCGTAGAGTACCTTCTGCTGATCTGATTTGAAGAGTACCTTGAACAGCCTCTCTCCTGCCTGTTCTGCACGGAGTAGGGTTCCCTGATTTCGTCTCCTCAGTTGCTTGTACAGTTCCACATCATTGAGTGTACCCTGAGACACCAGCCTCCTAGTTGACCAGTGAGCCAGCTTATCCTGCCACTCAAAGAGTGCAGGGTCTCCCAACCTTGATAGAGAGAATTCAGCAGACCTCTGCACCATCCTCCTTGACTGCTTTATACCATCGCTGTCAAGTTTATTTGGTTTGACAAGCATTGCAGATGTAATCTTTAGTCCTATCCCCGGACTGTATTCTATAACCCTTTTTGCTGACGATAACTTCTGTTTTGCAGTAAACCCCGTAGTTTTAATTTGAGGTTCTGTTTCTCTTTCGCCTCTTCTGTATGCCAACATCTCAGGGGTATAAATAAATCCCCTTTCAAAATCTATCTGCCCCTTCCTTGAGAAGAATGGAATCTGTTTGTTAGCTCTTTCTTCAAAGAGCCAGTCCCTCCCCCATTCACTCATTGGGATAGACTTTTCAAAGCGTATTATTCCTTTCCCTTGAACTACCGTATCGTAAGTAGGATGTTCTTTAATACCTAATTCCTTAGCATTTGAAATTAAATTCTTTTTCTTAATATCAAACCTGACAATCCCAACTAAGTCACCCATTTTTGCATCTGGGTATGCAGAGGTTCTCCTTATTACTCTTGTGAGGCTTACCCCATTAGCTTCAATTTCAACTTTTGCTTTGTAATCTGGATTACTCTCTCCAGTCCTTCCTAATTTTTCATTTGCATCAGATTTTGCATATACAGGATCGGAGTTACCAAAAATATAACTTAAGACTCCTGCTCTTTGATCAAATGTTAAATTCTCTCCTTGTTGCATTAATGAATCAAAATCAGTAATTTTATTTTTTAATTTTTTAGGAATAACATCTATTATAATTGTAGTTTTTTCTTCAGTTACAGGGTCGATTTTGGTAATTTTAACTTGTCTTTCTAATAATGAACCAAATCGTTTTTTACCGGCCTTCGTAAATTTACCTTCAGTTATTACTCTATTGATCCAGTCCATGTCTGTCTTGAGTATGTTGCCGTCAGCATCTCTCTTTAAGGAACCATCATCCATTATCAACCCGTGGTCACGGGCATCTAGGGTTTCACCCCACATCACATTCCAGACATCCATATTACTCTTATGCTGGTCTGATTTCCCAACTATTATAAGACCATACTTTGCATCTATTCTTCGTATCGCATTGACTAATCTTTCTATTGATCTCCTAGTAGAAGCCCATACACCCCTCTTTTTTATACTTGGTTGATTTCTTTTTTGAAACGCATAATCTGGGCCTCCATGTAGGAACTCCATCAGATGTTGGAAGGTAGATTTATCACCATGTAGTGGTGTATATGGGCCTAAAGCTAATCTATCAGCAATCCCACCTACTGCATTCTGCCCTTCCATCTCTGCTAGTTCTTTCTTTGAGAGATTAAAGGTTTTCATAAATTTCCTTGACATTTTAAGCCCACCAATAACGGCACCATGTCCCTCATCTGACTTACTCTCTAGGTACCTCTTAACTCCTTCATCACTGCTGTCAAGCCTGTATGCCGCACCTATTGATTCAGCCTGTGATTTCCTTCTACCCTTAACCTTCTCCCCTTCTTCAGCTCTCTTCTCTGCTGCCTGAGCAAAGGCAACAGGATCAATTCCGGCTTCAGCCATTGCCAGTTTCTCTGTGAAGGTAGCCAACTTCCTTGACTGTTTAATCCCTTTGTCTCCCTCCCAGTCCAGAAGTTCACCTAGTGTAGGATTCTTGAATGTCTTCTTCGATATCTTTGGTACCCTATACCCAGTCATCTGTCCTATACCCTTCCTTGTACCCCTTGAAGGATGGGCCTCTGTGTAGACTGTTAGACT